GGCGCCTGCGCGAGCTCGCCGGCCGTGCGCTGCTGCGCCTGGAACGCGATCAGCGCGCCCCGTTGATCCCAGGTACCGGACATCACGCCCCCGTGGAGTTGAACTGCGCCCAGGCACCGGTGCCGGTCAGGCTGGTCAGGCGGTGCCGCACCAGCAGCCACTCATGCGTCGCGACAGGCGGCGTCGGGCTGCCGGCAGCCAGGTCGGTCGCGTCGAGCGTGCAGATCGGCGTCCAGCCGGCGGCGCCGGTCGGGTCGTTGGTGCCCTCGACGACGCCGGCAGCCGTGGCCGCGCCGCTCACGGCCTGCACGACGAGCTGATGCGTCCACTGCGACGCCAGCGCGCCGGAGAACGTCCGCCCGAGGCCGGGCGCGTAGAGCGTCGATTGGTAGGCGTCCACGTTCGTGGTCTCCTGATACCAGAGGCTGTATTCGCGCTGGATGTGCGCGAGGCTCAGCGCCTCCTCGAAGAGGTCGCGCAGCGAGACCGGCACGGCCTTCTGGCGCCATGCGGCGAATGCGGCGTCGATCTGCAGGCGCAGCAGCTCGGCCTCCGCGACGCGCGAGCCGAAGATGTCGACCTGCAGGAGGACGTTGGCGAGGCCAGTCGCGCCGTCGAGGTCGACCTCGTCGGTGTGCGCGACGCGCGACCAGACCACGAATGGGGGCACGAGGCCGTCCGCGCCAGGCATCAGCGCCTCGGGCGGCATCTGGCCGTACCACGCCCGCGCCGGCGCCACGGCGCGCAGCAGCGACGTCACGTCTTGCAGCAGCATCACGCCCCCAGATCCTTCCCTTCGGTGCACAGCAGCCGCAGGGTCTCGTGACGCATCTCGAGGTCGATGGCCGCCCCGATCGTGAAGGCGCGCGAGCCGTACATCGCGCGCATGCCGGCGACGACGTCAGTGCGATAGCGGATGTCGATCTGGACGGTCGCCTCGGGCAGGATGGCTTGCGCGGCCGCGAGCAGGCCACCGGTGAGCGGCTGGATGTCGGCCCAGGTGGCTCGCACGTCCAGCCACCTCGATTCGGGCTGCCCGAAGTCATCCTGTCCGGGCCCGCGCTTCTGCAGAACGACCCGGCGGTTCAGCGCGCCCGCCCTCACAGGCGCACCACGCTTTCGGCGTCGAGGAGGCCGTCGATGTAGGACGGCTGCAGGACTTGCCCGCGGAGCGCAACCTCTTCCTCCTCGCGGTGGCCGTATGCCGTCGCCACTCGCACGAGGATCCAGTTGCGGATCGTCGCGGGCACGTCCGTCGCGCTGCCGCCGTAGCCGGCCGTCAGCGTCACCTGCACAGCCGCGACTTGCTGCTGCGCCACGGGCCACGGGACTCCGTAGGCCGGCGCAATGCGCGGGACAAGCCCCGACGGATCGAAGACGTAGGCCGAGGGGCTGAGCGTCTGCTGCACGCCGTTCACGTCCAGGTACTGGATGCTCTGCACGCTCTGCACCGGCCCGCAGCGCAGTTCGAAGAAGGCGTCTTCCCACGAGCTGACGTAGGCCGACGACGTGTCGGCGAACAGCCCGACGGGCGAGCCGTTCGGCAGCATGAACGGCGATGCCTGCGGCGGCAGGATCCCGCCAGGAAAGCGATCGGCGATGGCGCGGATCGTCTGGGTCATGAACGACCGCCCGGTGTATAGCTCCGCGTAACGGCGTGCTGACGAGATGAGGAGGTTGAGTAGCGCGTCCTGCGACGTATCGTCGTCGTCGATCCGGAGATGGGCGCGCACATCCGCAAGGGACACAGGCTCATCCGCCGGAGGCGTGACGACGACGTAGCGCAGCGTGAGCATCAGGCCCCCGTCGCGCCTTCGCCTTCGCCGCCGACGAGCGGCCCGTCGACGCCCTCGGACTTCGTGTCCAGCACCTCCTGCGACGTCGAAACGAGTTGCACATCGTCGTCGCCGAGCTTCGCAACCTCGCCGATTCGCACGAGCTTCTCGCCGGCCTTCTTCGCGTAGTCGACCGCGTCCGGGTGGGGGTCGGCCTCGCCCGCCTTCACCAGCGACATGATGTCGCCCGGCGTGGCTTGGACGTACATGCCGCAGACGATGCCCAGCAGCGCATTCGGCGCGAGCACGCGCGCCTCCATGACCTTGACTTTCGCCATGACTGTTCCTTTGATTGATGAGGCGTCGAGATCGCCGGGCGGCATCCCGCCGCCCGACTCTGGTCGGTCAGGTCGCCGAGTGCTTGTAGGTGCGCACGGCGTTGATGTCGATCAGGTTGCCGTCGGCGCGCGCCATGGCGAGGAAGCCGATCTGGCCGTTCTTGATGTAGGCCGAGTCCTCGAAGCGCCACATGGTCACTTCCATGGAGTCGCGCACGAGGTACTTGTTGTGCTGGCCGAACGAGAGCGACACGTTGTTCGCGCCCGGCGCGGGCATGTCGTTGTTGATGTTGATGGGGTAGCCCAGCAGCATGTCGGGCGTGCCCTTGGTCGCGGCCGCGTCGTAGCTCGGTTGCCAGATCGGGCGGCCCTGGGTGTCCTTGATCTTGCGAACCACCTTGCGCAGCGGTTGGCCGAACATCCAGGTGAGATCGCCCTCGGCGAGGTAGGCCAGGTCCACCGAGTCGGCCATGTCCACGAGGTCGTCGTAGATGATCGTCGTGGTCTGGCCGGTCGTCCCGGTCTTGCCGACGGTGGCGGCCACGGTCAGGCCCGTGGGCTCGGTCGTGCCGGCGCCCTGCGTGAACTTCAGGTTCTGGATGCGGCCAATGCGGTCGCGCATGCGCTGCTGCACGAAGGCGACGATGTCGACGGCCGAGTCCTGCAGCAGTTCGATCGGCACCGCGATGACCTTGCTCGAGAACTTGAAGGCGCCGATCGCGACCACGCCGAAGGTCGGGTCGGACGACGTCACCGCGCCGTTCTGGGCGACGATTTCGCCGACTTCCGCCGTGCCGTCGGACGTCGGGTAGGAGATCGTCTGGCCGTTGCCGGTCAGCAGGCGCGAGGCGACGCGACGCATGCCGCCGTAGTCCTTCAGCGCGTTCACGAGGTCGCTCGAGACCTGCGACGGGACCGTGTAGCCGCCCTGGCTGCCGGTGGTCGTGCTCATCGTGTTGCGGATGAGCGTGGCCTCCTCCGCGCTCAGGTCCTTGGTCATCTTGCGCATGAAGAGCTCGAAGCCGGCGCGCGCTTGCGTCGTCTCGGCGTCCTTGTCCTTCTTCGGGATGATCTGCGCCGCCTGCTCGTCGAGCACCTTCTGATGCGCGGCGATCTGGTTGTTCAGGCGCTCGATCTGGCCGGTCAGGGCGTCATAGGCGTCGCCCTCCTCCTTCGTCCAGACCTTGTCGCCCGCCTTGGCGAGGATGTCGTTGGCTTGGCGCGACAGCTCGGTCTTTTGCTCGCGCAGGGCTTGGATGCTCGTCGGCATGTGGCCTCCTTTTGGCCAAAAAAAAGCCGCCCGAAGGCGGCGTTGATCGCTGCGCGAGTGCGCTATGCGAGTGCGAGGAGCTGCAGGCGGCGACGGCGGTTGTCGGCGGCGGCCTTGAGCTGCTCGTCGACATCCGGCGCGGGAGCCGGCGGCGGTTCGGTAAGGGCCTTCGGCGCGTGCGCGAAGGCCGCGAGGTTCCAGGTACGGGCAAGGGCACGGTTCTCCGCGCCCTTGCCCGTCTTGTCGGGCGCCGGCATGAGCCGGTCACAGAAGCCGTTGTCGACCGCTTCCTGGGCGCTGAACCAGGTTTCGGCATCCATCCATGCGACGACCTGATCGTTCGGCTTGCCCGTGCAGGCCGAGTAGTCGGCGGCGATGGCCATGTCGATCTTGCCCAGCAGGTCGGCCGTCTCGGTCAGGTCGTTCTTGTCGCCGTAGGTGAACGTCCACGAGTTGTGGATCATGAAGAAGGCGCCTTCGGCGATCTCCAGCTCGTCGCAGGCGAGCGCCACGGTCGTGGCCGCGGAGGCGGCGAGCGCGTCGATATGGCCGATGGTCTTGCCCTGAAACTGCTTGATCGCCTGCGCGATCGCGCGCCCCTCGAAGACATCGCCGCCCGGCGAGTTGAATCGGACGTGTAGCGTCGTCGACGGGTCGAGCGCGGCCACCGCCTTGGCGACGTCCTGCGCGTTGATGCCCCAGTACGCGTCGATCACGTCGTATACGTAGAGCGTGACCTCAGGCGGGTCTTGGTCGCCGTCCGCGTCCGCTCGGACGAGGTTGACGGGCATGCGCTCGCCGCGCGCGTTGTCGCGCAGCATTTGCAGGAGCTTTTTCATGGCTTGGCCTCGCTGGGCGTCGGGCCGCCCTTCGGCGGGGTCGTAGGGGGAACGAAGATGCCGTCCTGATCGGGCAGCGGCGGCAGGTTCTTCTCGTGGCGAACGTCGTTGACGCTCATCCATCCCGGGCCCGAGCCGGGGCCGCCGAGAGCGGCGCGGTAGTAGGCCGCCTGCGCCGCATGGTCGCCCTGCAGAAGCGCGCTCCAGTCAAAGCGCACGAAGCGCTTCCAGGTGCGGAACAGCTTGCGATTGAGTTCGTCCTCGATCGTCTTGATGTGCGTAGCGAGGGTGAACTGCACGAAGCCGCGCCCGAGGGCTTCGAGGCCGGCGCCCCAGCTCGTGCTCGCCGTCGTCTCACCGATCAGGTGCGGTGGGACGCCGAAGATCCGAGCGATCTCGAGCACACCGAACTTCTTGGACTCGAGCAGTTGCGAGTCCTCCGGGTTGATGCTCAGTGCCTTCGCTTTCAGACCGTTCGTCAGCACGAGCGGCTTCTGGAACGCGTTCGCCAGGCCGCCGTAGCGCTGGGCGAACTCGCGCTTCGTCTGGTCGACCGCAGCGTCGCTCATCGCCTTTTCGGACTCCAGGATGAACGACGGATGGGCGCCGCCAGCAAAATACTTGCCCGAGTATTCGTCCATCGCGAGCGATGTGCCGATGGCGTTTCGCGCATGCCCAATTGCCGATCGCCCGCGCACGCCATCGAATCCGAAACCCGGGAAATGGAGCATGTCGTCCTGGTCGATGCCGCGCACGCGCAACCCGTCGTTGACCGCGTACCACAGTCGCGAACCCACCTCCTGCGAGTGCTGCTGCACCTCGACGGCCGACCAGGGGAACGGCACCAGTTCAGCGATCGATCCATCGCGATTGCGGCGGATCTCGGTGAAGTGGTCGCCTCGCAGAAGCCGATGCTCGATCAGCCGCTCCCAATGCGCCGCAGCGGTCCAGGCCGACGTCGGCTGCTCATTCAGCAGCCACCACATCGGAGCATCCTCGATCTGCCGCTCCGTGACGACCTTGCGAACTGGATCGAAGGCCCGCTCGTACACGTTGCATGGAAGCGTCGAGATGCCGCCAGCGATTCGGTTGACGCAGGCATAGACCGCGGCCACTCGCAACGCCGTCTCGGCGGTCACGTAGAC